AGCGTCGGGAGTCCCGTAAAAAGACAGCGGCTAAGAAAGCTGCTGCATCTAAGAAGACTACAAAAACTCCAGCGAAGAAAACTCCAGCGAAGAAAACTACCAAGCGTACCGGGGGTTGGCGTAAGGGACCGCGTGGCGGAATGTTCCGCGTACGTAAAGACGGATCGAAAGAGTACAAAAAAGTTTAGCTCATGCGTATCAAACAACAGGCCGGAACAATACTGCCTACTAAAGCGAGTCTACTCCTAGATGACACGTATGCTCTGCGTGAGGCTGCTAGTTTACGCAAGACTGCCAGTGACGCCGGACTGTCCTCCTTATACGAACGACGCTTTGAGCAGGGAGAGACCCGGTTCTATGACGGTCCTGACAAGTACGCCATAGCCAGCTCGCGACAACCAGGAAAAGTGATTTGGTTTACTCGTCGCGCTGATGGAGATGGATTTGGTAGAAGTGCGGGTAAACCAGCAAGTAAACAGAAGAAACGGAAGACCGCTGGCGGTTGGCGTAAGGGTAAGCGCGGCGGTTTTTTCAAGATGGTTAAAGGTAAGAAAGTATACAAGAAGTCCTAGACTATACCGGAAAGTAGGTACAGTGATGCGGATCGGTCAGCTACAGACAGCCCTCGATAGTCAGTACGAAGCGCCACTCGTTATGGGTGACGCCTTGGCCGAGGGTGGAATTTCGGACGTGACACGCAAGGGTACCTCCCAGTACCCTGAAACAGTCAACATGCGGAGAGTCACCGGAATTAGCGCCATAAGCATTACTGCAATACCATTCCGATTGGCCTCAAATCAGTCATTGAAGGCGAACACGAAGCACGTGTCCCGCCCGAACAAGTGGAGGTACTAGCATGCAAATGGACGGTGGTTTCGCAACGAATACATCTCACGACACTGGTGGCGCGGTACAGGGCTACACTGGTCGCCGTCCTCCTGTCATTGTGCAGGAAGACCACATCACCGCCCCGGTGCGGAAAGAGAACCCGAAGCAAGCTGCACCCGGTTGGATGGTGCCGAAGATGAGGAAGTGCTAAGATGTCCAAGAACAAAGTCAGTGGACTGGCGAGTAAAGCGAACAGAGCTACGCAGGGTAAGCGTGGCTCCATTGGTAGTACTGGTAAGAACACCACCTATCGCGCCGAGCGCGTAAGCCAGGGACAAGCAATGAAGATCACCGCTGGTAAGAAAGCAGGTCTCTACGGCACTGTGGCAAGTCGTCCTGCGTCGGAGCAGACCAAGCAAGCGGTATCGGGTGCAATGATGATGACTGACCGCCGTCCATTCGGCAGCTAAAGGTAACTATACATGAGCGAAGCCATTGACACTTCAGCAAAGACGGATATGCCCGCTCCTCCCGAACAGATGCCGTACGTCCCGTCACCGATGCCGGAACATGGCAAGCCCGAAGGTACTGACGCTGCTGACGTGATCTTGAAAAAGCAGCGTGAGGCCAATGCGGTTACTCAGACCGAGCAGGACATGAAGCAGATGAAGGGGTTTAAGACGGTACACGTGTGTCCGCGTTGCCGTCACCGAATCATCCCGGCGCAAGCAGGCGATTTCATACAGAGCGGAATTTGCCCTCACTGTAAATCTGTACAGTACCCTGTAACAAAGACCCTGTACGTGGGCAGCGAGTACAAGCGCACGGATCGCTACGCCGGAGACACAAACGCGGAGCACTTCAATGCAGGCGCTAACAGCGATCACCCGTTGCAGACTGAGCGCTACTTAAAGCCTCGCACACTTGCTCCCGTAGCGCGACCTGTCATTCACTAGGAGAGTCATGCCTCTACCACTAGCTCAGCGATTCGGACAAGTAGCAGGCATCTTCCTCAAGAGCTTTATGGCGCGTGAACGTCCTCCCGAGACTGAAGAGCCAGAACCCGAGAAGAAGTCTCAAGCGCAGGTGCGCAAATCCAACTCTACGAAAGCGGTCAAGTCCCGCAAAGCAAAGTACGGATCATCGAAAATGAAGCGCAAGACCGTCAAGGACAAGCGTGAAGATGGCGACGAAGTAGAAGACAGTCGGTAGAAACTACAACAACGGAAGCGCAAAGACATGGAAGCCAACTCACACGAAGACTGGGTAAAGATACACCAACCGTACGAACTCGCATACCACAAGCAGGGAAACTTCCGCTGGCGTGAAGAGCTGTGGCAAGACCAATGGAACAAAGTGTTTCGTGAACTCATGGGCTTCGTGCCTGAACAGTTCAACAACGGCGAACAGATCCTCGACCTCGGTTGTGGTTCCCGCCCTTGTCTGGATTGGTTCACAGGCAATTACTTCTCGTTCCACCTCGATCCGCTGCTGGCAGACTACCTAAAGATCGAGCAGATGAAGCAGTACTGGTGTAGGAAGTCAGACGACCACCTGTTGTCGATGCCGGCTGAAGAGTTGTACGATCCGCTGGTAGGTGAGTGCGATTACGTCCACTGCTGGAACGTCCTCGACCACGTGTACAACTGGCGTGACGTGTGGCGCAATTTCGTGAAGTACTGCAAGGTCGGTGGTGTGGCCCTCCTCGGTACAGACCTTGGCCGCAGACCGAGTAAGGGATATCCCGGCATCGACGAACCTGACGAACTGCGGGCGAGTGTCGAAAAGCACTTCGAGATCGTCAATGAAATCTCTCCCTTCGTATATCGCAAGATGGCAGTCAAATTGATCAGGAAAGCTATTCCGTATGGCTGAGCAAGAATCAACTCTCGATATACTCTCGGCGCTGAACGCAGTAGGTAACCCCTGCACTCGCACTACTGGTGAAGAGAACGTAGATATTGAGCAGGTCATCGCTTCAATAGTGAAGCTGGCCTGCGTCATGTCTGAGAAGTATCTCTACGAGTACCAACAGGAGTTCCTACGCCGCGTGATTGAAGCTATTATGCTTCACGACGGCGACATGCTTACAGGGCTATGGTCCCGACAGAGCGGCAAGACAGAGGCCATAGCCGACGGTGTGCTGGCGTGTATGCTGATTATGCCAGCGCTCGCCAAGGAGTTCCCGAACGATTGGCGCTTCAACATCACTGACGACCTCGGACGCTACCGTGGATATAAGGGCGGAATTAACTTCGGCATTTACGCCCCTATTCTTGAGCAGTCACAGATCATGCTTGAGCGCTTGCGGGATATCTTGGAATCGGACAGCGCCATAGAGATCATCAAAGAGCTTGGCGTCACCGTAACGAGCAACAAAGGCAGCTCCGTACGTTTTTCCAACGGCTCCACTGTCCTCGCCATGAGCGCTTCCAAGAACTCCAAAATTGAAGGTCACACTCACCACGTTGTGATCGCTGAAGAAGCCCAGGATATTGACGCTCAGAAAATGCGGAAGTCCATTCACCCGATGACCGCTTCGACCAAAGGCATGATCATCAAGATCGGCACAGCCTCGACGCAGAAGGGTGACTTCTACCAATCGATCCAGTTCAATCGTCGCGTGGAGCTGACCTCCGACAAGCGCAACCACTTCTTTTTCCCTCAGACCGTTTGCATTCAGTACAACTCACTGTACAAGGAATACATCGAAGCCGAGAAGCAGAGGATTGGCGCGGAGTCCGACGAGTTCCGCATGTCCTACAACTGCGAGTGGTTGCTTGAGCGAGGTATGTTCATTACGGATACCTCCCTCATGTCAAAAGGTGTGGCGCTCACCAACGGCAAGCACGCAGTGTACTCCCGCGAGAGATATACCGGCCTGAACATAGTTGCGGGTATCGACTTGGCTAAGGAAACCGACTCCACGGTGGTTACGGTCATGGATGTTGATTGGTCTGCCCCGGCAATCGAGGAGACGTTATTCCGTAACATGCGCGAGTCGTCTTTCGTGGCCTACACCAAACACATAATCGCGTGGAAAGAGTTTCGTGGCGATGACTACGAGGACCAGTACCACGAGATCGTAGAGTGGCTTACTCACTTCAACCCACTGCGCAAGATTGTATTAGACGCCACTAGGGAAGCATCGTTTGCTGATCGGATGGCCCACACGGATTGCTTTGCCGAGGTGGAAGTAGAAGATTTTGTCTTCGGCTTGCAAACCAAAGCGGTGGGATATAGACTCCTCCACGGTGATTTGCTTTCTAAGCGCCTCACGTTCCCGGCTGGTGACGAAAGCCGACGCTCTACGGAGTACAGGAGATTCGTGGTTCAGATGCTTGACCTCGTGAAAAGCTACAGCGGTGATTACCTCGTAGTATCACACCCCGACGAAACGGGTGCGCACGACGACTACCCTGATTCAGCGATGCTTGCGAATTGGGGAGCAAACGTACCTACTGCGGATCTATCCATTGAGCAGTTCTCGGCCAACGCGTTCATGTAAACTAGGAGTGCCGCATGAGTCTGAATTTTTACCGAAGAGACACCTTCCTCGGCAGGACCGACCAGTACCTTACGTCGGCGCTCAGTGGTTACGCTGTTTTCGATCCGCTACGCGATTACTTTGCGATCCATCACCGGGACGATACGGTTACTCGATTGCGACGCTACCATCAGCACTGGCGCTGGTACAACGGCAAGCATTACAGTTTACCTCAGAATGAAGGCGACAAGAAGCTCGTGATCAATTACTGCCGCGCCATCGTAAACAAGTCGGCAGACTGGCTTATGAGTAAAGGTTTCACCATCAAAGCCGCCGAAGGCAATGAGTTACTAGCTCAACTACTTATGCGGATTTGGAAAGCTAACTCCCTCAAGAAACTGGCTTGGAGGGCGGCGATGATTGGTGGAACTACCGGGGACGCGTATTTCTTTACGACGGTGCCGTGGTTTGACGCCTACGGCAACCCCATCCCTTTCGAGAACCAACAGATCAAGGTACAGGCACTCAACTCAGCCTACGTGCATCCAAAGTTCTCCGCGTCTGAAGACCAGACGGTACTCGAAGCACTGATTCAGTATCCAGTGGACAGTCGCAAGTTCACGTCCATGATGAATGCGCCAGGTACCCGCGACCTCGCAATCTACTCGCAGTATATTAACCAGAACGAAATCCGCGAGTTTATCAATGAGGAAGAGATGCCCGGTTCGCCGCGACCAAACATCATTGGCATGGTCCCGCTGGTTCACGCACAGAACCTACCCCACGCAGGCTTCTTCGGACTCAGCGACATTGACGACATCATTCCGCTGAATGAGGAGTACAATGAAATATCCGAAAGTATCCGACAAATCATCAAGTACCACGCTGAACCTACTACACTTATTTTCGGTGCGAAGGCGACCGAGCTGGTACGTGGGGCTCGCAAGGTTTGGTCTAACCTGCCTGTCGATGCTCGTGTCGAAAATCTATCGCTCGACGCCAACCTATTTGAAGCGAATAACCACCGGGACCAAATCAAGCTGGCGATAATGGAACTGAGTCAGACGCCCGAGCAGTCCCTAGGTAAGATTCAACCCATTTCCAATACGTCAAACGCCGCGCTTGAAACGGCTTATATGCCTCTCATGGAGAAGACACAGCGCAAGCGCATCACGTATGGCGAGGCGATTGTCCAGACCACTCGCGTAATGATGGCTTATCTCACCACCTACTTTGGGGTAGACCTCGAAGAGTTTGCTGGCAATCCGCAGGAAATGAGTAACTTCGACGTGGACTTCCCCGGTCCATTCCCGAAGGACACCTCCCTGATAATTCAGGACGAGACCATGAAGCTGCAAAGCAATCTGCAAAGTGAGTCTGGTGCTCTTGAAGCAATCGAGGGTGATCGTAGTAGCTCCAAAGCGATTGAGATTCTGGCGGACAAGCGCGAGAACATGCTGGCAGACAGTCAGGCACTCGTGGCTTCTGAGGGTGGATTGCCTAACTTGGCAGTTCACTCTACCGGCAGTCTCGGCATGCGTCCCGGCGTAGCTGAAGCATTCCAAGCGCAGGATCAAGAGCTGGATAAAGCCGAGAGTCAGCGGCAGTCCGCAGAAGCCGACGCATTAGCCGAAGAAGAAGCCGCTACCGCCGCAGAAGCCTAGTAGCTGTAATTTTACTTTACAGGGCGAAAGATAGTTGTATGTTCGCCCTTTAGTACGCAGTAGACCCGGTGAAGTAACTCACCACAACAGGAGGTGTAGTATGGGTATTCCGCAAGCCACCCGTCACGACCCGGCAGCCACAGAAAATTTGGCCGCACCATTCACCGTCGGAGCGACCGATGTTGGAATGACCAAGGGTTCGCAAGCGCAATATAAGCGCGAAGTCAGGGATGTCTCCCTCGGCTCAGTCAATGGCCAGCCCGTCTTGCGCGGCCAGTATCCTCACCCGATCCCACCGCCCAAGGGTGATCGCTGGTAGGAAGTTTTAACCGTCGTTAGTCACGCAGTAATACTCACAACATATTGGAGCAGGAATCATGGCAATACCCGTAACAGTCCCCACCGCAGAACCAACCGCAGAACCAACCGCAGTCCCGCAGCCACCCGTAGCGTTATCGCAGGAAGACCTTAACGGCCTTCGCGAGCACATACGGATGGAGGAGAGATCCAAGTTGCAGAACCGCATTGACACGCTGGAAACCGCGCAGACCGAGAACCTGACCCTTCGGGAACAGCTCTTGGTTGCTAACGGTCAGCAGTCAACGTCTGCACAGGCACTCGTCCAGGCACAGCAAGAGCTGGCTACGTTGCAGGATTCGGTTACCGCCGAAGACAGTACGGTGGACGTGGCGAAGTTGATTCGTGAGGTGAACGACAAAGCAGAAGAACGCTACGCAACGAAGACGCAGGATCAGTTGGCCGCTCTCAACACATCAGTGCAGGAAATGAAAGCTGAGAACGAACTGTTACGCGTCTCGAACTACCGGCAGACTCGGATCAATGAAGAGACTGCCAAGGGTGAAAAGTTTATCTCCGAGCTTGTGAATGGTAATACTGAAGCTGAAGTCGAGACATCTATTCATACGGCGATAGAGACTTACAAAAACTACTTTGGTTCTGGCCCTGCTCCGGTAGGTGCTACACCTCCAACTGGAACGCCTCCGGCTCCTTCCCCAATGCCGGGTGCATCTCCTGTCCGCGAACCTGTAGAGGGCCAGCAAGCCCATGCAACACCGTCCTCGCCTGCTGATAATGGCGAAGGAGTGGCTACGATGGTTAAGAACTTGGCCGGTCGCCAAGGTAAGGCCGTCTACGAAGAAAATCGTGAAGCCCTCTTGGACGCAGCGACATCGGAGTTCCATAGCACTGTGGGGGCAAACCCAATGGCTCGCTAAGTTGCGAGCTTGTTAGTTAAGGAGTCACGCTCATGGCCGCTGGAATTAACACCGCTACGACATCTGCCTCTACCGATGGCGGCGCACCGTCACAGTTGTCCAACAACATAATGAACATCTATTCGCAGGAAGTCATCTTCCGGGCACAGCCCATCCTGCGTTTTGAAGCGTTCGCCTCACGTAAGGACGAGCTTGGCGTGGCCCCCGGCCTGACGATCAAGTTCCTGACGTACTCCCGGCTGACGGGTGCGGCTTCCCTGACTGAGAACTCGGACATGGTGACGGACACGCTCACGTCGAGTCTGATCGACATCACCGTCGCAGAAAACGGCAAGGCCATTGCGGTCAGCGAGTTGCTGCTCCGTTCGTCTTTCACCGATGTTATGAGTGATGCCTCCCTCCTGCTCGGGCAGCACCTCGCACGTCACCGTGACGCGCAGCTCCGCGACGCACTGATCGACGGTTCGAGCAATACCCGTTGGGCTAATGCCCGTTCGGGCCGTACCTTGGTTCAGGCCGCGGACTACCTTGACACGGACCTCGTTCGTGAATCGGTGGAACTGTTGGCTTCCAGCAGAGCGCCAAAGATCCTCGGTGACGCCTATGTGATGTTCATTCATCCGCATCAGGCCCGGTACCTGCGCACGGACCCTGATTGGGTGAGCGCAAGTCACTACGGTGCTCCAGGTCAAGTCTTCGCTGGCGAAATCGGCCGGTTTGAGGACGTGCGTTTCATTGAGACCACCCAGATAACCTACATCAGCAAGATCGATGGTTCGATCTTCGCGGATGGCGTCGATACTGGTTCCGACGACGGGGTGTACTCCGCCGCCGCCGACACCTATCAGGGCATCCTGATTGGTGACCACGCCTTTGCTTTGGCCGTATCTCTGGAAGCAGAGCTGCGCGACAACGGTATTAAGGACTTTGGTCGTCGGCACGAGCTGGCATGGTACGGTATCTGGGGCGTGGGCGTGATCGAAGCCGGCCACTCAGTCATCGTCGAATCCGCGTAACCTCAACAAATCTCTTGGTGTTCCCCGCGTAACTGCGGGGAGCTGCCACACTCTAAGGAGGACACACCATGAGTTCATTGACCGTAACAGTATCCGCGCAGGGGGTTGTTGGTGGTGCTTCGCTGAATTATACCGCACGGAAATCCGACTATCTGGTTGGTAACACCATGCAGGTGAATCAGCAGACGGTAACTTCCACTCCCGTAGCCGTCGCTATACCCGCACAGATTAGCGAAGTGGGAATGCTGATTGTCAAGAATACGTCTATCACTATTGACGTGCTTCTCGGCGTAGCTGGCGGCGCTTACCCGATCCTTCTCGAAGGGCCGGATGGCGTTTCTGCGTTTGAAGTTGTTGCAGGCTCAGCGATCTTCGCTAAGACCGTTTCTGGCACTGCCATCATAGAGGTAGCTGTCGTCGAGCGTGAGCCTACGACAACCACCACAACCACCACAACCACGACTACCACTACCACTACCACGGCACCTACCACGACAACCACCACGACTACCACGTAAACGGTAGCGGGAAAGGCATTATGAGCAGAGCAGTATTCCACGGCGGATTTCAGCCGCACGCTCCCTTGGACATCTACGCCACCAACGCAGCCGCTATCGCAGCGGGTGTGCCTCATGGTGAGGTGTTCTCTACCGCAGCGGGTGTAGTCAGGATGGCTGTGGTTACGACAACCACCACCACTACCACGACAACCACTACCACCACCACGGCACCTACCACGACAACCACTACCACCACCACGGCACCTACCACGACAACCACTACCACCACCACGGCACCTACCACGACAACCACTACCACCACAGGTGGTTAGGCAATTCACGGAGCAGGGACGGTAATCCCGTCCCTTGCTCTTTCACTATAACTCCATAAAAATGGAAAGAGGAATAACATGGCACGCAAAGCAAGTAGGAAGAAGCCCGTTGCTAAGACTGCACGCAAGAAGACCCCCGCCAAGACTGCACGCAAGAAGACCCCCGCCAAGAACTCTGCCTCGGTTGATAAACAGCCCCAGGCATCTGTAGTGGAACAGCCGCCTGTTGCTGCCGCTGAGATCGAAACAGCTCCCCCACTTCCGGCTGAGTCGCCCATTGCAGAGGCAGCTATCCCGGCCAGTACAGCAGAGGCCCACGTGGCATCGGCTGAAATCAGCATGTCTGACATACCTGCCCCGGAAGAGCTGAAAGTCTCTGAAGAGGCACTGATGCCCGCGAACGGTCTAGAAGTTGAAGACATCCCGGCGCAGGACGAACCTATCGGAGTTACGGAAGCTGATGTAGCTTTTGACAGAGGCACCTCTTTCACACACGGTGACGTTGATCCCGACAGTTTGGTTATGATGCGAGCCATCAGAAGTTGCGACGTACCGCCCGTCGTAGGCAGCTTCCGATTCCTTGACGCTGTTGGTAAGGAAGCGCGATCCGGTAAGCCCGTTCGTGGTCAGTACTTAAACGGCTACATGTACCGCGTCCCTGAGTACGTCGCAGCACACCTCGTGAGCAAAGATTGGGCGATGCGAGTCTAACTCATGGCTAGTCAGTCCACCGTAATTAGTACGGTACGAGGTAACGCTGACCTGCTCGTCGCAGAGTATGACAATGATGCTCTGGTCGGGTGGGTCAACGCTGCTTTGTATCAGCACAACGCACTTTATACCTTTGACACGCTACCCACCGCCGAGGTTGACTGCGTAGTCTTCCTTGCGTGGATCAAAGCCTGCTACTCCCGCGCCTCCAAGGCCACACAGTATTACTCAATTGGTGGCAAAGAAGGCTCGATCAACAAAGCAGAGATAGTCAACAACAACTTATCCCTGATCCCACAGCTCCGGGAAGAATACGTGACACTCTGTCACCGACTCGGCGTCGATCCTTCCCCAGCCATTATCGTCTCGGACGTTACCAAGTTCGATGTGGGTTCTCACGGCATGACTCCTGTCGGAGCACACATGCCTCCGAAGACTTCAGTACTCACCGCAACCGGCTACACAGGAACTACTGTCGATCTGGCATGGACCGAAGCACAGCCCAAAGATACTTTCCTGCGCTATCGCATATTCTACGGTACCTCCGCAGGTCTTCAGGACATGACTACTCTCGGTGACCTGAATGCACTCTACTACGGCGTGAGCGCCACCAAGGCCACCCTACTCAAGACGTACGACGAGAAGTGGCGTATATCAGCACGTGTTACCGGGTTAGATGCAGAGACCACCTATTACTTCGTGGTCGTTCTGGAAGACGTAAATGGGCGCTTCTCAGTCAGTAACGAAGAGTCCATAGGCACTACCACCCCCATTGACCAGTTGTCCTCACTGCGATACGCCACGTTCCTTATCCCCGATGGATTGGTACCTCTCAGGGACTACGTTAAGAACGTATCCTTCACCGACAAGATCACCGTAGAGAGCGTACAGGTTCAAGTGACTACGGCTCCCGACGGCGAAGACTTGGTTTTCGGTGTGTTTACTGAGGCTGATGGCGGCGGCGACGGTGTGAGCATCGTGATTCCCGAAGGGTCTACAAGCAATGCCATCAACGGTCAGCGCTTGATCATTCCCACCACCGAGGCAATGTTTATTCGTACCGGCTCTACCACTGGCGCAGCCCAAGACACTACGGTCATCGTGGCCTACCGTTTGGCTGAGAAATACAGCAACGTATACAACGAAGAGGGTGAAGCTGAGTACCGCCTGACCGTAGCAGGTACACCACCCGGAGAGCACGTGGTTATCGAGCGGAGGTCTAACTGATGCGCAAGCATTGGCCCATCCTCCTACTCGTGATGGTGTTGATTGCCGGAACCTTTATCGGCGTCACCCAATCCTCTACGTACACAGTGATTGGGAAAACGGTCACTGTGCATCCCACTACCGCCATCGTCACGTACCCTACGAACTTTTGGGATGCTAACAGCGCTTCGATAGTTACGGCAATTCTTCCAGACATTCAAGACGCCATATCCAACGCAGTGTCAGACGCCACAGCCATGCTTCTCGGATCTAACTCAGTCGGCGTAGTCTCTGTCGGTTCGCTTGAAACTGTGTGGGAAGCGTACAATCGACTCAATTCGGCTGTGGCGCAGGTATCGAATAGATTTGTAGTGACGGAACGGTTAGTGAGTAATGGCGCTAGTGATTGGGATACTGCAAGATCATGGAACTTCCATACTGTAGTCAACGGCAGCACGAGTTTCGTCTACCATGTAATCGGTGACGAGACAAACAAGATGGGTGAGTTCTACCACTGAGTAGACTAGGAGGTGAGAAGTGAGAAGAATAAGTATCGGTCTATTGGTCCTGTTGGTGAGCACTCCGCTAGTGATGGCTCAAACCGACGTGCAGAAGTTTGATGCGGTGGTAGCTACCGATGGTTCAGGCATTGAGCAGTTGGAAGGTAGCAAGATCACTGCCGGCGACATCGCTGCCGCACGCATGACAGCTAACGCTGTCGTGGTAGGTGACTTCGGCGCGGACGGCGACATCTTGGTAGGTACCGGCGCTGGTACGTTCATTGTTGAGAATGGAGCTACGGCACGCACGAGCCTCGGACTCACTATCGGTAGTGATGTTCAGGCGTATAGCGCCAACCTCGATCAGTTGGCCGTAAACAACGGTGCGGCTCTGACTAACCTATTTGGCACGGCAGGTGGCAGTCTGCTAGTTGAGTGGTCCAGTGATGGTGTGACCTCTTTCCTGTACACTGTCTCTGAAGCGGTACCGCCAGTAACCAACAAGGTCGGCCAGTTCTACATCTTGCCGTAAGTGAGGAGCGTTATGCGTAACTGCTTCAGAACAGTACTGCTCTCGTGCATTCTGACGGGGTTGTGTGTCTTGCCCTCCCCGGCGGAATCGGAACACGCCATTTTTGCCAACGTCCAGATCGGCAATCAGTTGGGAATCGGTATCGTTCCTCAAGTTGAGTTTCACGTCAACGGTCAGGGCATCTTCGAGAACTCTGTTCTGATACGTCGAAACGCAGGAGCCATTAGCGGCTACTGTACGACGTTTCAGAGCCTTGCAACCGACGCACCTTGGATTGAGTTCTCCCACGACCCCACAGGGGTATCTGCGGCGCAGTACGGCACTATCGAGTGTGGAGTAGGAGCGGCTGAAACAAACTTCTCCTTCAACTGCTACGATTCCGCGTTCTACCTGACTATGGACGCAGGAGGTACTCCGGTAAACGCAATCTACTATCCCGAGGCTGGAACTTACCTCGGCTTCGTAGACGACCAACTCATGATCATGGCGGACGGTACGGTGAACTTCACCGGAAACCACATTACCAACGCCCGGATCACTTCAACCAGTGTTGAGTACGATACGCTAGGCTTTCCAGCGTTCACGAATGCTCAGCAGCTATTGACGCGCAGTTGGAGTGCTGGCGCTTTGTCTGGTGGTGGGTTCTCTACCAATGCCGACGGCACCACGATCACCGTTGCGCTTGGTCAAGGATTGGTGCGGACGGATACAAATGAGTACAGCCCACTGGTATCGTTCACATGGCCCGAGGTAACTAACGTATTTGCGGCAGACCAACAGCTTTCTTACGTATACGTCCACTACAACGCAGGCATCCCTCACGTTACGTCCACCACAGTCGAAGCATCGGTGGAGCATAACTCCGGTTTTCACCTTGGTAGAGTTTGGCGCAGCGGCACGGATCTTGAGATACTTGAGGGCGGCACCCGAGTCAAGGACATGCCTAGCCGCATAAGTCAACGCCTTGACGCTTTCGGCATTCAGCGATCCAGTGGCTTAATACTTTCAGAGGCCGTGCTCGGAACGAACAATATTGTCGTAAGTGATGGCGTGCTGTGGGAGCGGTTGGAGAAGTTGACCATTGCTTCAGTCGATACACGGACCGGAGATCGTTTTGACACGTATTATTACGATGGATCTGTGTGGGTTAAGGGATCTGCAATCTCTATCGACAACCTACAATATAACGACACCGCCAGTGGCCTCGAAACCTTAGACAATAACAAGTACGGCGTTCACTGGATTTACACCTGCAACGAAGGTGACGTTTACGTCGTTTACGGCCAGGACAGTTACACTCTCCTAAATGCCCGAGCGACAAAGGAGCCTGCGCTCAAGCCACCTTACCTGTCTTCGTTTGCCACGTTGATCGGGCGTATCATCGTCGAGAAGAGCGATACTGTATTCACTGATGTGGAGTCGTCCTTCACCGCTGTTCTTGGGCAGAGCACAGCCAATGACCATGCCGATCTCCAAAACTTGCAGGGCGGCGTTTCTACAGAGTACTACCACCTCACTCTCGCCGAGCAGCAGGATGTTAGCGGCCAAGTATGGGAGACCGCAGCAAGTGCAAACGCTGGCTCAATCATCGTAAACTCAAATATGCTCGCAACACTCACGAGCGTAGCTTTGACTATCGGCGACTCCCCGACTATGGATGCTGGAACTACTTGGGCATTCTCTATAGCCACAGTCACGAACAAAGCTAACTCGGACTTAGAGGTCGTCAATTACTTCACACTGACTAACTACGTGGGCCTGACCGCAGGTGGATTAGTCGTCGCTGATTCCCCCACTATGGATGCAGGTACCCTATGGACGTTCGCTAAAGCGTCGGTGACAAACAACGCAGCCTCATCGCTAGATGTCGTCAACTACCAGTCCATGACAGGTTGGGTCACAAGCACAGCCTTATCAGACGTAGCTTTCAAGAGTTTGTATAACGTGTTCTCGTCCAGTAATAAGTTTAGTGGACTTGAGATTGATGGTAATGTATCCATGTCTGGTACTGACGCTAAACTATATGGAGATAGAACTAGTTCTCTAACCTTAGGATTCCCTGCCGGTGGTCCAAGCATATTGTTCTACGGTGACCATCAGGCGTTTGCTCCCGGTAGTATGGTGATTAGTGTAGGCACTAATGACCTCGCCAAAATCTATATGCCCTCACCGACAACTTATGGTGGTTTCGTTTTCTACGGTAGCGGTCACGCGAGCGGTGGTGGTAATAACTTGAGTAACTTCGAATCGTACCCTAACTCATTGACTGTTAGAGAAGACAGGCCACTAACAGTCAATGAGTTAGG